CAGTATCAGGCAAAGCTCTTGAAATGATTAAAAACAAAGTTGAAGAACATAATGAAGAAGTTGGTGATGTGCAAAGCAAAAGAACCAATGTATCTACATTATCAAAAGTTTATGAAAGAGGGATTGGTGCATACAAGACTAATCCAGCTTCAGTCAGACCAACAGTTAGTAGTCCTGAACAATGGGCTGCTGCAAGAATTAACAGTTTCTTATTTGCTTTAAGAAATGGTAAATTCAGAAGTGGCAAACATGATACAGACCTACTACCTGAAGGACATCCTTTATCCACAAAGAATAAAGAGGAGAAATCTATGGAAAATAAAGAAAATAGACATATCCTCAATGTTACTGAAACAGACAATACTGTTATTGTTGAATTTGAGAAGCATGAGGATGTTGAACAAGAAGGTGAAGCAGTAGAAATGGAAGCTACTGACTCTGAAAGACCTTACCATGATGAAGAAGAAGATAGAAAAGTAGTAGATATGCCAATGAAGTATAGAACTATTGATTTATCTAAATCTGAATACATAGACGAGGATAATAGAAGAGTTAGAGTTGGTGTTTCTTCTGAAGAACCAGTTGAAAGAAGTTTTGGCATGGAAGTGTTAGGACATTCTGCTGACGATATTAACATGGAGTTTATAGGGTCAGGAAGAGCACCATTATTGTTAGACCATGATATGGAAAAACAAATTGGTGTAGTAGAAGAATTTAAACTTGATGAGACAGCAAAAAGGACAACTGCTGTAGTAAGATTTGGAAAATCTGCTTTAGCTCGTGAAGTTTTTGAAGATGTAAAAGATGGAATTAGAATGAATATTTCTGTCGGATACAGAATTGATAAACTAAACAGAATGAGTAATGAAGATAAGGTCTATTACAAAGCAAAATGGACACCGCTTGAGGTCAGTTCGGTAAGCATACCGGCAGATAGCTCGAGACTTGTCGGAGTTGGTCGTTCTAAAGATAAACAACATAATAAAATTGAGGTAAAAACAATGGAAAACGATAAAATTAATATCGATGAAGTTAAAGCTCAATCTGTTGAAGAAGCTAAAGCTGAGTTCAAAAGAAACTCAAAAGAGATAATTGACTTAGCAGTTAGACACAACAAAAGAGATTTAGCTGATAAAGCTATTGCTGATGGTATCTCAGTAGAAGAATTTAGAGGTGTATTACTAGATAATATTTCTAACAATACTCCTTTAGAAACTCCTTCTGAAATCGGCATGACTAAAGAAGAAGTGAAGAGATTTAGCTTAGTAAAAGCAATTAGAGCTTTAGCTAACCCTTCAGATAGAAAAGCTCAAGCAGAAGCAGAATTTGAATTTGAATGTTCTGAAGCTGCTGCTAGAGAATATGGTAAAGATGCACAAGGTATCATGTTACCTGCTGATGTGTTAAGAAATTGGAAAAGAGATATTAACTCTTCTGATGACTCAACACTTATTGCTGAAGATTACAAAGGTGGAGATTTCATCGATGTATTAAGAAATTCATCTTCAGTAATGCAGGCTGGTGCTACAATGCTAAGAGGATTACAAGGTAATGTTGTAATTCCTAAGAAAACTGCTGGTGCAAGTGGCGGTTGGATTGCTACAGAAGGTAATGCTGCTTCTGAATCAGAATTTACTTCAGGTTCAGTAACTATGTCACCTAAAGTAGTAGGTGCATTTACAGATGCTACTAGATTATTATTACAACAATCTTCATTAGATGTTGAAAACTTAATCAGAGACGACTTGACACAAGCTATTGCTACATCTATAGATTTAGGTGCTTTAGCTGGTTCAGGTTCAAGTGGGCAACCTACTGGTATTGCTAACACTTCAGGTATCAACACAACAACATTTGCTGCTGCTAACCCAACATGGGCTGAGATTGTAGCTATGGAATCTGCTGTTGCTAATGATAATGCCCTAACAGGTTCTTTATCTTATATCTGTAGACCTGCTGATTATGGAACACTAAAAACTACTGAGAAAGCTAGTGGAACTGCTCAATTCGTAGTATCTCCTGATGGTTCAATGAATGGTTACAATGTAATCAGAAGTAACCAAGTAACTTCAGGTGATTTCTACTTTGGTAATTTTGCTGACTTACTTATTGGTATGTATGGTGGTCTTGATATTACTGTAGACCCATATGCTTTAAGCACATCAGGTGGAGTAAGAATTGTTGCTCTACAAACTGTTGATGTAGCTGTAAGACATGCGGTTTCTTTCTGTAAATCAAGCGACTAATAATCAATGATGAAATGGAATGGGGGTAGCAATACCCCCAACTTAAATATGAAAAAATTTTTAATTACAAGTGATACAGTAGCTAAAGGACAAAAAGTTCATGCAGGTGATGTTATAGAATTACCTGAAGATGTTGGTCACGAATTATGTGCTTATGGTAAAGCTACACCCCATGTAGAAAAACCAAAAGCAAAGAAAGTAGATAGAAGTGTTGGATTAGAAAAATCTGATACTAAACCTACAAAGAAAAGAACTAAAAAATAATGCCTTTAGAAAGTGCTTTAGACTTTAATTCTTATGTTGATGCTACAACAGGTCATGGTGTAACTGCTACATTTATTGAAGTTCAAAGTGCTTTATGGGATTCAAGGACTACACTTATAGATACTTGGTATGATATTGACTCAGGAAATTCATATCCAATTAATATAATAATAGACCAAGAGTATTTTAGTATTGAAGGTGGAACAGTACCAGTAGATGGTTTTCAACCAAGAGCAGTAATTAAAGCAACTGACGCACCATATATATCACAAGGTGATAGATTATTAGTTAATGCTATAACTACTAATAAGGGTAATACCTTAGTTCCACAAACATTTTTTACAGTACAAACAGTAGAGCCTGATAATACAGGTTTAGTCTCATTAGTATTAGAGGAAGAGTAATGTCACAATTCATGCTTGAAACTGAAGAAGATATGCTAGGTTACTTAGATAGTGATTTTGGTCATGGAATTACTGCTGTTTATACAAGAAGTGGTGTATCTACAACTATAAAAATTATTTTGAATAATGAATATGTAGAACAAGATTTAGGTACTGGTGTTGAAGCCTTAAAACCTATAGCTTATTGCAGAAGTGTTGATATACCTAATGTATCTTATGGCGATACACTTAATGCTAGTGCAGTCAAAGATACTAATGGTAATATACTAAAAGCAGCACAAAACTATACAATAGTGAATGTGCAAAAAGATAGAACAGGATTTACTGTTCTTATGTTAGAGGAAATATAGTGGCAAATCATATTAGACAACAAATAAGAGAATATTTTGGTACTACCCTAACAGGTTTAACAACAACTGGTTCTAATGTTTATGAATCAAGAGTATATCCAATAGAAAATACAAAACTACCAGCTTTGGTTATTTATACAAAATCAGAAACATCTGAGCCTATAGTTATAGGTACTGACAGAGTTATGAGCAGAGAATTATCTGTAGTAGTAGAAGGATATGCAAAAGCTACTAGCAACTTCGATGATACTATTGATACAATAAGTAAAGAAGTTGAAGAAGCAATAGCTGCTGATAGAACCTTAGATGGTTTAGCTAAAGATACATATTTAGAATCAACTGAAATAGAATTTAATGCAGAAGGTGAGAAACCTCTAGGGTATGTTTCTCTAACCTTTTTAACTAACTACTATGTGCAGGAAACTAATCCTGATGTAGCAGTATAATAGGAGATAATTATGAAATTAATTAGTCCAAATGGTAAAGTTTCTATAGTAGCTCATCCTTCAAAGGTTGAGTCTCTAAAGAATATGGGTTGGAAAGAGGAAGCAGTCCATTCGCAAGATAAAGTTAAATCTTCTTCTAAGAAAAAGTCGAAAGACGAGGTAGAAAATGGCAACACATAAAGGAAGTGAAGGAACTGTAAAAGTCGGTTCAAATGCTGTAGCTGAAATAAGGTCTTATTCTATTGAAGAAACTGCTGATACTTTAGAAGATACTTCAATGGGTGATACTGCAAGAACTTTTAAATCATCATTGACTTCTTTCTCAGGAAGCGTAGATGTATTTTGGGATGAGACTGATACAAGTGGTCAGGGTGCTTTAACTATTGGTTCAGAAGTAACATTAAATGTTTATCCTGAAGGTGCTGATAGTGGAGATACTTACTATACAGGAACAGCTATTGTGACTGGTGTATCAAGAAGTGCATCATTTGATGGATTGGTTGAAGCTAGTATTTCAGTACAAGGTACTGGTGCATTAACATCAACAACAGTATAAAACCATGTCAGCAATAGACAATGCTAAAAAACATTTTGCAGAGCAAGATGTAAGAGTAATTGAAGTGCCTGAATGGGGTGATGAAGATAAACCTTTAAAAATATATAGTAAGCCATTAACGTTAGCTGAAACTTCTAAACTTTATAAAATGAGTAAAGAGGATGATTTAACGATGATGGCTTATGTATTAATTTATAAAGCACTAGATGAAAATGGAGACAAGCTATTTGATTTGGGTGATAAAAATGCATTATTAAATCAAGTGGATAGAGAGATATTAGTAGACATAGCTCAAAAAATTATGGGTCAAGAGCCTATTGAGAATGTCAAAAAAAACTAACAGAGGATACTAATTTATATCTGCAATATGCATTAGCAGAAAAATTAGGCAAAACTTTACAAGAGTTGCAACAAATTAGTATCCAAGAATATCAAGGATGGATAGCTTACTTAGAGTTAGTAGAAGAGAAACGAAATAATGGCAAATAAAAAAGTAAAGTTTGAATTAACCGCAGTAGATAAAACTAAAGCAGCTTTTGATAAAGTTACAAAAGGTCTTAAAGGTGTTGGTGGTGCTGCTGCTGGTGCGACAAAAGGTATTGCAGGTGTTGGTTTAGCTGCTACAGCTACCGCAGGTGCATTAGCTTTAATTGTTGATAAATCATTTCAAGCTATTGATGCTATAGGTAAAACCTCTACACAAACTGGTATAGCTACTGATACCTTACAAGCATTTCACTTAGCAGCAAGAGAATCAGGTACAACTGTTGAGGGTGCTAATACTGCATTAATTAAATTTGCTAGAAGTGTTGGTGATGCTCAAAGAGGATTAAAAACACAAGCAGATATATTCAAAGACATTGGTGTTGAAGTAAAAAATACTGATGGTTCAATGAAATCTTTTGACCAAATATTAGAAGAGACAGCAGATGGCATTATGGGTCTTGGCGACCAAACAGCAAGAGCTACAGCACTAGCCAATTTATTTGGTAGACAAGGTGTTGTACTTACAGGTGCTATAAAAGATTTATCTGATACAGGTTTACAGAGCTTTATAAAAAGAGCTAAAGATTTAGGTATAGTTTTATCTGAAAATGTAATTAGAAGAACTGAAGCATTTAATGATGCTGTTGGTGTAATTAAAATGCAGGTGGGTTCTTTTGTTAATAGTATTACTACAGCTTTCTTGCCAGTATTTGAAAAAATGCAAGAAACTATTGCCAAATTTATTCAAGATATTTTAAAAGAATCTGATGGTATGGAAAAACTAGGTGTTGATATAGCAAATGGCATTATAGATGGTTTAGCAACTGGTATAGAAGCTATGGGTATGTTTATTGATAATATTATTAATATGGCTAATCAATCTAAGGTTCAATTAGCAAAATTATCTAATGGATTTTTATCTCTAAAATATACTGCACTATTAGTAATGGATATTTTTGGAGACTTTAGTAAAGAAATAAAAGCTGTTGAAGATGCTATTACTGAAAATAATATAGCTATAGTTTTTGGAGAAAAAGAAACTACTAAATATGGCG